ACAACTTCCTTTACTCAACGCACTATCAGCGTGGCACGTGTCAAGGTGCAGGAAATTCTTTGCCCACGCGAATTGGAGCAGTACTGGATGCAGACGCAGTTGACGCAGGGTAGCAACTACGAAGGTGTACCTTTCGAGCAGGCGTTTGCCGAGCAGAAGGCAAAGCAGATTGCCAAGAATATTGAAAACGCCATTTGGCAGTCAACAACTGCGACTGGCGCATCAGGATGGACAGGCGCAACTGCATCATTGAGCGGTGACGCAAATCTGAACAAGACCGTTGGTTTGCTTCACTTGATGGAGAAAACCACTGCATCCGCTTCAATCGTGTCATCATTGGCAGGTGCGGCTTTCAGCGACACCACTATCGTGAGTGCGTTTGAAAAAGTTTATCAAGACATCCCTGTTGAAATCATCAGCAAGGACGACATCTACGCCTTCTGCGGTTGGGATACTTACCGAATCCTTGCCAACAAACTTGTAGGATTGAACTTGTATCAGGGCGACCTTGGGCAGTTGGGTGCTGGTGAGATGTTCTTCCCTGCCACGAATATGAGAATCTGCGCGGTGAATGGATTGAATGGCACGCGCCGCATCGTGGCAACGTCATTGAGCAACCTGTTTTTCGGAACTGACCTGCTTTCTGATGAGGATACCTTCCGCATCTGGGCGAGTTACGACAACGACCAAATCCGCTTCCAAGCGGCACTGAAATACGGGGTGCAATTTGCTTATCCTGAATTTATGGTGCTATACAAAGCAAGCAACGCAACCACACCTGCTGGCTGATTATAGGGCAGGGAAACCTGCCCTTCTTTTTCTTTTGACACTATAAACAAGAAAAAATATGAGCTGCGCACTTACATCAGGTTATGCATTAGGATGCCGCAACAATGTTGGCGGCATTAGCGAAATTAGGCTTGCATCTTACGTTGCATCGGGAGTGATAGCCACCAACGCCACAGGCACGGTGACTGGCTTTACAGGTTATGCTTCGGGAGGTACTGCCTTCTACAAGTTTGAGTTGCCGAAGGGCGTGGGTCAGTTCACTGAAACGACAAACGCCAGCGTTGAAAACGGCACGATTTTCTACCAGCAAGAAATGACGCTGGTCATCAACAGGCTCACGCAAGAAGTACGCAATCAGTTGCGCCTTGCTTCGAATAGCAGGTTGTTGGCCATTGTAACTGACCGCAACGGCAAGTACTGGCTGTTGGGTGAAACGAATGGCATCGAGGTAACTGGCGGCACGGCGCAGTCAGGCACAGCGATGGGTGACCGTGGTGGTTATGAGTTGACGTTTACGGCGATGGAGTCACAACCTTGCAGGGAGGTGCTATCGACCGTCATCGCAGGGGTGACCGCAACAGCGCAAATCACAGGCGGCGCGAATTAAGTGTAGTTCAGTTTGGGTTGGTGAAAGCCAGTGCATTAAGGGTTGCACTGGCTTTCTTATTTTTGCACAACACAAACCCTTAAATCTGCACAATGAGAATCTGCATCGTTTACAACCAACACCCAACAGGATGCAGTTACTATCGACTTGAAATGCCGAATGCCGCGGTTCACGACCTATGCGGCGGGGTGGTTGACTTCGTCAGCATCGATGATATACGAAGGATGGAGGAGGATGAATTGAAAACTATTGACCTATTCCTGTACAACCGAACTTGGATTGCAGGGCCGATTGAAGCGGTGGAACAGGTGGCCAACATCCTACGCCAATACGGTGCAAGGATTATTTTGGATATGGATGACTATTGGCACCTTGGCACAGGGCATTCATTCTACCGCCATTACCACGAAACAAAGATGCCTGCGATAATCGAGAAGCACATCCGCATATCTGACCATATCATTACGACAACGACCTACCTGCGCGATGAGTTAGTCAAGTTCAACAAGAACGTCAGCATCTTCCCAAACACGCCTTACATCCAGTACAAGCAGTTTCAGGAACAGCCAACGCAAAGCGAGCGGGTGCGGTTCGGCTACTTTGGCGCGGCCCAGCACACGGAGGATGTTGAGTTGATGCGGTCACCACTGCAACGCCTGTCGGATGAGGTGGAACTGGATGGCAAGTATATGATTTACTTGGCGGGGTGGAACGAAAACAACCCGATATATCAAGGCTATGAGCAGGTTTTCAGCAACAAGGGCAAGAACAACAACTACTCACGCATCCAAGCGGCGGACATATACAGCTACGTTCAAGGTTACAACTGGGTGGATGTGAGCCTTGCGCCTTTACGCGACACCAAGTTCAATCGCTTGAAGTCGGAGTTGAAGATAACCGAGGCCGCGTGGATGGGTAAGGCGGTCATTGCCAGCGAGGTGCCGATGTATGCGGATTGCATCGAGAATGGCGTGGATGGGTGGCTTGTGCCTGAAAAGAAGGATAAGTTGTGGTACAAGTATATGCGGGCGTTTATTAACGAACCTGCGATGGCGAAGGAAATGGGTGAGAGGTTGCGGGCCAAGATGCAGGGCAAGTTTGACATCCAGCAAATTAGCGAGGCGAGGCTAAATTTGTACAAAAGCGTGGCGCGTGGTATTTAACGGTAATGCTATACCTTAAAGCCAGCCAATCGAACACCATCAACGTCACGTGGACTGAACGCGCAACAAACGCGACCATCTACAAGTTGATACTGACCAACATCGCGAAGAACACCAGCACGGCGGTGTACATTGATGCGATTAGCAACGCATCCAGTTACGAAGAGCGCTATGACCGCTTCACCTTCACCTTGGGTGCTTTGGAGAAAGGGCAGTACAAATACGAGGTGTATCAGGATGCTAACGGCTACGCGGCAGGTGATACCCTTGGCGGCGGCTTGTTCGTGTTTGAAGATAGCGGCTATGCATACATCAGCGCGGCGGCAGACCAAAGCACGAATGCGCCGTGGGGGTGCGAGGGGACAGTCATTGAAACATTTTCAGGTTTGATTGGTGCTGGTGCTGGTAATACTGATTTGATTGTCGCAGGTTGCCCTACATCGGGTATAAGCGCGAGGATTTGCAGCGATTTGACCCTGAACGGGTATAGCGATTGGTTCTTGCCAAGCGTTGGCGAATTGTCGCAGATGTATTTACAATTGGCCGCTGATGGTTTGGGCAACTTTGCGAACCAACGCTATTGGTCAAGCACAGCAATTGACGGAGACCCAAACGTTGCTTCAACAATTGACTTTAATAACGGAACAGGTCACAACCATCATCGTTCGCAAACCAACCGTCACACACGAGCGATGCGCCGCTTCCTGATGGGAACGCCAAGGGTCGTGGAAACAGGATTGGCCTACATCGAACCCGCAGTTGAAACCTACGTTGCACCAAGTAACAACAACACCTATGTCAGCTTCTAAATTCGCATTCAGTTTCATCCCGACCACCGACTACCAGTTGCCTGTAATGCTTGAAAACAAGCAAGCCAATATGGTGCTGTTTGGTGAACGCAACGAATACCCGTACTATCTGCTTGACAACTACCACAAGAGCGCGAAGCACTGCGCCATCGTGAATGGCAAGGTTCACTACATCGTAGGCAAGGGATGGAAGGCGAGCGATAAAGGTACAGTTGAACAGCAAGCAAGAGCGGAGGAGTTCATCCGCGACCCGAATGTTGAGGATGATTTGAACGACCTGACCGAGAAGTTGGTGCTGGATTTGGAGTTGTTTAACGGCTTCGCGCTTGCAGTCACGTGGAACAGGGGCGGCGGCATCGCCTTTGTTGAACACGTGCCATTTCAAAAGGTGCGAGTTAGTTTGGATGATGAGATGTTCCTGATAGCAGATTGGTACGATGCGCGTATGATTCAGCAATTTCCGAAAGGCAACGAGGTGGAGAAGATGCCGAAGTTTGACGAGAAGAACCGCGTTGGCAAGCAGATGTTTTACTATCGCCATTACAGCGCAGGCGTTCAGCATTACCCGCTTCCGAACTATCAAGGTGCGCTCGCGTACATTGAATGCGATGCGGAGATAGCGCGCTTTCACATCAACAACATCCGCAACCAGTTTTGGGGTGGGCAGTTGATAAACTTCGCTGATGGCATACCTACGGAGGAAGAAAAGGATGAGATTGAGCGGATGATGCGCCGCAAGTTCAGCGGTGCGGGGAATGCAGGTAGATTTGTGCTGACGTTTAGCAGCGGCAAGGAAAGCGCACCGAGCATCCAGTCGCTAACGCCGAGCGATTTGGACAAGCAGTTTGACCTGCTGAACAAGCAGATTCAGGAAGAAATATTTGTCGCGCATAACGTCACCAACCCGATGCTGTTTGGCGTGAAAACCGAAGGGCAGTTGGGTGGAAGGAAGGAATTGATTGAGGCGTATGAACTTTTCAAAAACACCTACGTCAACGCGCGGGTGATGATTGTGGAAAGGATGGTCAACTACATCGCAGGGTTTAACGACATCGAAGGCTTGT